CGTACTTGGTAATCTTTTCTTGTTACTGCTCTGTTTTGTGAACCAAACATTGCAAGAGAATTTTCTCTTATTTCATCAATACTTTCAGCACCTCTACCACCAGTTGCAGGTTCTTCATTATCCACACCAACAGATGCCTTCATTCTGTTATAAAGGGCTATATCGTTTTGTGAAAATGTTTTTGTATCATCATCAAATTCAATTCTTTTAATAGATGTTAGTTCACCTTTTGATGTATTTGATTTTACTCCCCCACCAACTAAATAAGATATAGTGAACTGGCCAGTTGGTGCCTGTCCATATGATGTTGTTTTTAAAAAGTTTGATGGGTCAAATGATGAACCTAACCTATCAACAGATGAACGAAGTCCTAATCCTACATTCTTGAAGTTAGGTATAAGTGTTTCATCATTAGTACCAGTTCCTCCTCCAAATATAATAGAAGTTGTATTATCTGCATTTATATTTGTTGTAAATCTACGAGATGTTTTTATTAATTTTAAAACACTTGATACCGAATCTTTAAATTGTGCTAAATCTTTATCTGTTTGTTCCGATGTTGGATAATCTATGTAAACCATTTCTTGAGCAAGATAAGGAACTTCATACCATTTATTTCCACTTGAATCTCTTACATCATAAACATCAATTACATTTTTATCAGCGATTTGTATCTTTTGAAAATCAACAGGTGTAGAACCAAAATCATATGTAAGTGTTTTTAGCTCAGCAGATATTGCTTGTACATATTTTTTAATAAGATACTGAGTTGGTTCGTTTGTAGATTGGTTTCTTTGATATACACTTATCTCTCTATCATTTTCATCATTAAAATCTAATATTTCTGTTGTTCTAAATTTTGTATTGGTTTTAGATGACTCAACAACCATACCTTGTTTAATTCTTAAGTAATAGTCACCATCGGGTCTTACATCAGAACCAATACCTGTTGCAGGAACTAATTGATATACACTAAGTTTTACAATCGCAGGTGAGGTTACTTTTGGTTTATATCCTAAGTATTTAGATAGAGCTATAACATTTTGTTTATCCTCCGCATATAACATCATCGATTCTTTTAAAGAATCATCTATGTAATAAGAAAGAATATCACCAAGATACGATGCCATTTCTATGAACATCATACCAGGAGATGATTCGTTAAAATCCGAATATGTTTTTGGGAAATAAGTCTTAGAATACTCAATTAAGTTTTTTCTAAATTGAGCAAAGTCTTTATTAAGATATTTTATATCTCTTCCTTGGTTTGTTTTTCTGGTGATACTATTTAATGCCATCTTTATTATCCTTGTACTGTAAATGTTACATTTTGTAAATCTATTTGATTACCAACAGTAAATTCCAAATGTAAGTTAACTTGATTCTTATCCTTTAACTCATCTGTCATTTCTACTTCAATGTTTTTTATATTAATATATGGTAACCAAAAAGATACATTTCTTGTAATTGTATCTCTAACTTTTTCTTCAAATGCACCATCAATTGGTTCAAACAAAACTCTTTGTAGTCCTGTACCAAACTCTGGCTGCATTACTCTCTCACCTTTTTTAGTAAGTAAGAGATTTTGCAAATTGGCTCTAGCTTGTTCAAATGATGTAAATGATTGGTCAAAGAATCCCGTCTCTCCATTTTGCAATGGAAATTTTAATCCATAAGCATATGAATCAAAATCTTCGGTATCTTTTACAATTTTCCTACCAACAACATAAGCCATTAGTTATCTCCTATCTTTTAAACTTTTTTACAAGTGCAGAATTATCTCTATTTAGAATTCTATCTAAACCAGGTAATCCTGTTTGAACCCCAAGACCTGTTTTACTTGGTCCTTTTTTTAAATCACCATAACCCATTTTTTGTACCATTTGAGCTCTCATCATATCAGTACCACCTTGTGCACCTTGAGAGTTAAATGTTACAGTTTTATCCATACTTTCATTTACAGGTTGTTGAAAATTATCCAATACTGATTTAGTAGTTGGTGTACCTTTTCTTTGTTCTGCTGAAAATGGTTTTGTATTATTTAGTACCTCATTTAAAACAGTATTTTTTGTAAACTGTTTTTTGGGTTGTTGTCTTTCTTCTTGTAGTGCTTGTTCTGCTATTTGAAATGGGTCTACTTCTTCTTCCATGATTTGAGTGGAGGAATCAGCAACACCCCCCTTCTCCTCCAATAAAGTTTTGACTCTACGATTAACTTCCTCTTCTAAAATCTTTGGAAAAGTTTTAGTAAGAAACGATTCATGTTTTTTAGCTACTTCAGCTTCTACAATTACTTTAATTAGTTTTGCTAATTTCTTAGTATCCATTTTAAATTGTTTTCTTTTATCTTAATATAAATATATTCTTTATAATTTTATAGATGATTATCCAGGAACAGTCCAACCTTTCCATGGTCTTATTCCTGGAGAAGGAGGAACAAGTGGGAAACCAGGATAGTTAGATATTGTATCATATTGTCCTTGTACAGTTGTTATGTGTTGTTTAGCCCCTCCAATAAATTTATCTAAAAAATCCATTATATTTTCAGTAGGATTATCTGGTCCTGTTGGAGACCATGTACCAGGATTTGTTACATAAGCAGCTGTTGATGTTACATTCACTATAGCTCCAATTGCAGGTATTGGAGGTGGAATACCAACTACTAACTTAGCTCCAGTCCAATACTTAATAGAAGCATTTCCCAAATCGTCTACAAAGTTTCGAGGACCTTCTTGGTATGATAAATGTTTTTTACAAACATTTATTACTGCAGATTCCATATCAGATTTTTTTGGCTGAGATATTGGAATATTGTTTGTTGTTTGTTTTCCTCTTTTTATACACAAATCATATTCTGTTGTGAATTTTGCAGCCCAATCTTCATACGAGCTAATACTCGGTTGATTATTCATATATGAAAACATATTAGCTTTAAATACCGAAAATGACATTTTATTCTGTATAATTTAATGTTGATAATATCGTATCTAATTTTCCTTGTATTGCTGCATACTTAGGAGCATTCGTTGGAGGAGATGATGGTCCAGCTGGAGTTGGATGAATTTCTGCTTGTAACTCATCAAGTATTTCACTTAATATATCAATTAGAGTTTGACCTCTTGCAAGTGGTTCGGTTGTTGCTTCTGTATTAAGATATATTTCTCCACTTCCTCCCAAGAAGTACATATTATTATCATTAGTAGTAGTTCTATACTCTCCATTTAAATCTATAAAAGCTCCATCGTTTCCATTATCAAGAGTAAACTTACCATCAGATACTAATGAAATATTTCCTTTTGAAAAGAAAATCATTTCAGAATCTTTTGATGATAAAATAATTCTACCACTATTAACAAGAACTTGGTCTGTTCCTTTTAGCTCGGAAGGGGGCTCGTAATAAACAGGCTCAGTATCGAATGGGCCTTCTTCAGTACCAGGTGTCCATTCTAATAAATAATCACCACTTGTTATAGCTATAGTAGAACCATCTTCTACAATATCCTCTTCTGTTATTTCAAATTCTTTAAGTTCTTCAAGAGATTTATCGTTTTGTCTGTTTCTAATTATAATTGTTGGAGCTAAAACATTTTCTTCGTTATTATATCCACTAAATCTAATTGATTGGCCAAATCGAGATTGAATTATCTTATCACCCTCGTAATACTTTAAAGGACTTATTTTTGTTGATTCAAAATATTCTCCAAATTTTGTCTTTCTATCACCATCTCCATCTGAGTTTGGTGTTCCAGTTTGAGATGTTTCTCCATAATTCGAAGATGATGATGTTTCTTCTTCAGTTGGATATCCTTGTAATAAAGCATCTTCTTCTGCATTACCTTTGTTTATATCAGGATTATAAAGTCTTTTATAATGAACCTTACCACCAACAGTTAATAATTGAACAGTTTCTCCAATTAAAGGCAATCCTTCTTCAATATTATATGGTGGATAACTTGGAATATCCGCTAAATCATATGATGAATCTTTTCGAGTTACTATTTTAGCAAATCCTAATTGAAATTCTTTATCAGATAATTTATCCTCTGTTCCTTCTGGTAATGTTATGGTTTGAAATTCACTATCATCTATATGAACATAAGCAACGGTACCAGTAGATGATTTTTCTTTTCTTTTTCTATTTGATAAAAAACT